CAGAAGTCTCAACAGTTGTTAATGTAATCGCCTGAGGGAGGATAGGACGCCCCGTTGAGTCGATAGCACGTCCGATAAACCCAAATTTCTTTGCACCATTGGCAATTTCGCCGTCAGTGTCAAGATATTCTACGGTAATATACTCATTATCAATTAATTCACGACCAAGAATGCCATCACCGAAGGTAATTTTGTACCTAAGGTCATCAGTTTCTTCTAAAAAGTAATTTCTGGACGTTGAGGTAAGCGCAGTTACGTTTGTAGACAGAGAATATTCATCAACTTCGACAGATTGTTCGTTTGGACGAACGAAAACCTTCATTCTTTGCGTATCTACGTCTTCTGATGGAATTATGTACTCAGATTTCTTCGTATCGTCAACAAGAAAACTGTATGTGAGTAGATTTCCTTGATAAACTAGCATTTTAGTGAACGTTGCTAGTCCTGTTGACTGATTAACAGTTGCTTGTACATCAGAAAGTAAGGAAAAAATGTATGCCTCTCCGCCAACCTTAGCAACAAAGGCATCTCCCTTCTTGATTTCTACGGATGTTGGAAAAGATTGATCACCAGGAAGCAAAGTTGCCTTAGCATTCAAAGTAATACATGCTCTCGATCCCTTTTTTGACCGAGGAGTGTATCCAATCTGCTTTGCAATTCTAACAATGTTATCTCTAACAGTTGCCGATTCCAAAAATGCCTCGTTCATCGACATGTTTGCCGTAAACGAAGCATAATAAGTATTGTACGCTAGGATATCAATAAGATATGAAGCCGCAGAACCCTCAAAATCATAATCTGTGAACTCTTTTCTTGTTCTCAGGTAAGATCTGATAGATTCTTTGATCTCAAAGAAGTCTAGTGACGTTAATTCTGATGGTAGTGCTGCCATTTTAGGTGCGTTCTAAAAGGAATTCGATAGTTTGAACAAGTTCTTCACCAACGATACGATACTCTAAACTTACATCGAGAGCATCTTCACTTTCTGAGAGAATCACATCCACAGTTACAACTTCAACACGAGGTTCTAGTCGTTCAATGGTATTTCTAATTTCGTCTTTTAGGTCTTCTGCTGAAAATACATCGAATGGTTCAAACAAAAGACCTGTAACGCGAGACCCAATATCCATTTGAAAGGGTCTTTCTCCAAATTGTGTCATAACGAGGTTCCGAACTGACTGCTTAATAGCATTCTCATTAGTAACTGTACCAAAATCATCCGTATTCGGATTCATATTGAAGGATATAGAGAAATCTTTATACCCTCGGGACAGGAATTGTTCAGATCGGAACCGATAACGTGCCAATTTTCTGATTTATATCAGTGTTCTTGTTTATTTATAGGTTCAACGGGAGGATTATATTTCAAAAACTCCCTAAAAGTCATTTTCATCTCCCGTTCTGTCATTCCACAGTGCTTTGCGGCGTGTGGAAGGTTCATTGTGGCACGATAAAGTGCCACATTTGACTCCTTGACAAGTTCGGGAGTAGTAATTACCTTATCGACCTTGACCTCTGTACCTTTTTTTCTTGCCATTACGTGATGATGCGCTTAGTTTAGTGTTTTGTGAAGATCCTTGACGGGTGACTTTGGGATTAGAAGGTACCCAGTCAAGTTTTACGAGACCTGTTGTCGCTCTTTTTGCCATTTTGCTCCTATGGGGACTCTATGATGATAGCACATTTGGTGATCCATATGCAATAACGCTGTTACATGGATATGACCACCCCATCCAACCAGGTGTTCCAACACCAAGTGGATCCAAAACTCGTGCAAGAGGTAGTTTTGTTGAGAATACACTCAACGTTGAGGTAAATGCAAACCTAGGATGTCCAGTTCCTGCATTATCTTCAATGGTCAACAGAGAACAAGGTATGGGTGTGGGTACGGGACACAGTGCAGACTTAGGACAAGGGCACATATAGATGATAATGTTTGTGCAAGTTGAGATATGTGGCGTAAACATATCCCCAAATGTCATACAAGGTAACCCATTGATCAACACTGTCGCTTTGATTGCAGCAAGCGGATTTACAGGAACTAGTGGTGTAGGGGGCCACCAGCATGTCCACTCCTTAATAACGATGCTGTAAGGGATTGGAGGGGTCTTACACGCCTGTACTGAGTGTACAGTGGATGGTATACATATGCCATGACCCGAACATGGAAGACCTGTGATTGGTGCTACTGGTAGTAATAGTCCGTATGCCATAATTAACCGTTAAATAAATTCCTAGTGTCCGTGGAGAAATCAGATATTTGGTCATTGATATCAGACTTATAATCAAAATCTTCATCAACAAAATTCTTCCAGGTATCGTCTTCAAATTCAATGTCTCTAACAGAACTATATTGTTTCTTCAAGAGTTGTTTATCAGAAGGATCATAAGACGATGTATGAACCTTTCTTCGACTGACAGGAGGATTAGGTTGAACAACTTCATCTCTTGCATCAAAGACTCCACCACTACATTCATCAAAATATGGATTTCCCATATTCCTAGCAGTTTGTCCAAAGGTGATTGTAGATCCTGCACTCCAATTCTTAACAGTCATAATACCAGATGTTGGACCAATAATCATACCAAGTTGATTCATTTTATATGGGTCAATTGCAATAGATAGGTCATTCACATATTCTAATGCAAATTCATTTTGTACACCAGCAGTAGCACTACTACCACCAAAGATACCTTCCCAGAAGGAATCCAAGGCATTAGAACCTAATGCCCATGAGTAAGCATACAACACTGGGAATGTACATGGGTTAGCAAAAATACCACCAACCAATGTACCAAATCCTTGATACACACCTTGGGATCCGTCACCTCTCTGCTCCCAGAATGTTTGACCAGGAGTCTTACCTTGGGTTTGATTGTCACCACTACCTAATGGGTAATATGCACCATAGACATCTAAGACACCGTTAGGATTACCATTACCACTACTACGATATACATATGTATCCCAACACTCATGTGCTGGCATACCCCCAGATAATCTTTCAACAGATGCCGTATAGTATGTACTGCTATTATTAGTTGATCCTGCTGCTACAAGTTCTGTGGTTGTGGTTGACTCTCCCGTCTCTGGATCAGTTGTAGTGGTAGTGGAGTTAACATCAGGAGTGCTATATGTAAGTGAACGTCTTCGGTATGTTTTAATGTTTTGCCCTAACCATACCGATAACTGTGATAGTTCAGAAAAGTTACCATGATCCCAGTCATAGGTATTCTCATCCAGTCCGATCGGAACAAAGATAACATCGTCACCACCACTAGGATCCCAGTAACATCTACCTTCAACAGCACCTGTTGCATTACCAGCAGGATTAGATATACTTGCTAAGTTTCTAGTACACTTCCAACAATTCTTCTTATCACCAACTACAACTTCTCTTGGTTGTGTCAATGCTGGTTGTTCTAAACTATGCATAAACTCCATGAAGTTTTCACCATCTGGTCCAGTAGTCCTACCACGTACAGACATAGTAACTTTAAAACTACCATTGTCTGCTTTGGATGCACAGTATTTGTAAACAATAAATCCAAATGCTCTACCAGAATCTGGATCAATGTAAGGACAAGGTAAATCTTTAAATCTAGTTACATTATAGAACTTTGGTTGTGGAATAACAATACACTCCTGACCATTGTTCCATCCGTAGAAGTCAGATAGTTTATCATGCTCACCATCTGCTACCGCTGCTGCCTGCTGCGCCTCAGAATAAGATGTTTGATACATTTCAGCAAACGCTGTACTATTTGTGATCAGATTTTCAAGATCACTAGCAGTTGGTAATGCAGCACTCACTAATTTAGGTGCAGTGATCTTAACACAGGTCTTTGGTATACCTTGACACAACTGGGTTTTTTCTACGGGATCGACTTCACCAACTTTAATATAACCAGTTGGATACTTAGCATTAAAACCATTCATCATGGTTTGTAGACTACCAATCGTACCATCATCAAGAACTGAAAGTTGATCACTTCTAAGTGCCGACTTCTCACCAACTATTTCTTTAAGTGATTTACTCGTTACCTTAGCATCACGGGTTCTCCCTGTCACAGGATCGCGATCTCCTCCACTGATAGACTCTTCCTTTGATGGAGGTGCCACAGTATCCTTAAATGCTTTTTGTGCCTTTTTAGTATTAGGACCCTTCATCTTATATTCTTCTTCCTCAACATCCACCACAAACATTCTGGGGGGATTATCAGGATCGGGATCATATCCACTACCACGATCTACAATAGTGATCTCCTCAATAGCACCATTCGCATCAACCTTACTAATCTCGATGATAGCAGGTTTCATATTCCTTTTTCGACGATCTTCACTACTAGTCGTCTTTAATTGCTTATCGCGAATACTCAGAGTTTCTAATGTGTACTGACGCTCATCCTCGTCCATACCTTCAATCTTAATATCCTCATTACCAGAACTGTAAGGATACTCATTCTCCCGTTCCTGCATCCTCCTTTTACTATCTCTATTAATACCACTCAGGGTTTTCTTAGTAATTCGTTTGATGTTATGATCATAGTCATCACCATCATAGTTTTCAATATGATCTTCTGGTATTCTGAATTTTGTATTCTCAAACTGGAATTGTTGTGATACTTCACGAGTTAGATCCATTGCACCATACTCATTCAAGATCAAAGGATCCTGAATTACAACTGTTGGATTCTTATAACCAAACCCTGCATTGTCAATGATGACACTTTGTAAACGACCATCAGATGATATCTTTGCTGATAGTTCTGCTTGGTCCACAGTCTTACTATGAACTAGTGCTTCCTTATCAATCTCTACTTTATAATAACTTAGTCTCTTCGGGAATTCATATACACCAAAGAATGCTGCCCTATCCGCAACACCATACCCTGCAATGATTTCAATATTAGCAGGATCTCTTCCATTCGGTGTAAAGACTTGACCCTCAGTAAACTTATCACCATCACCAACCAGTTCCATATAACCACAACGTAGTTTGTTACCGAAGTAACCATGCTCACCAATCTCCCATCCATTGATAGTATCACCTGCTTCAAAGCGATCAACACCACCATCTAGATAACGGAACAATAATGTATGACTCTCAGTATCACATACCTTGAAACATTCATTCATTCCCTCATGAGCAAACTCTGTGAGTTGTAATGATGTGTTAGTAGTCTTCCACCTGTCCTGGCGGATCTCATAAAAATGTGAATGATACTCCTTGGTAAGTAATGCTTCATCACATACACACTTATCCGTAGCAGGACGAGTATTAGCAGGTACACCTGGTACTAACTTATTCGGACATGTATTACGATCACTAATACTATACTGTACAGAAAAGATCGGACCATTCCATGGATACGATGTATTGTACACATAGTAAAAGAACTGTGAGTCAAACGTTGCATGGAATTCTAGGTACTTAGGTACTGCTGCTTTTACCGCACCATTCTTACCATACATCCATTCAAACAATGCATCGCGATTATCCATCGGACATAGATCACCACCCCATGCAATAGAAGGATGATCATTCGTTGAATATGATCCTGTCTTTCTATAAGATCTAAAATATGACCAGTCAAATTGACCATTATAACTGTTACTAGCACCACCTGGTAACATCTGACCATTAGCATCATATTGTCTTAGATACCCTGCATCAGCATCAAACTGATACTCATAATTTTCATGTGTGTAGATAGCAGGACTACCGCCTCTATCGGGTGACCACCTAAATCAATCCCCTGCCAATCATACCATCCATCACGAGTTGCATAATCAACTGGTGTACTATATCCAATAGGACCAATCAGTCCAACATCCACCATGAGACGTGGACTACCTTGGTTACTATCTTTCGCAAAACAATATCCTACAATACCAACATAATCATATTCTTCATCCCGCGCTTCCTTACAATTAGGAACACCAGGTACTCCACGTTCTAAATTCACTTCCCCTGCTGGATTCACAGTATAGAAATGATCCCTTGATGATGAACTACTCGATTTGTAATACTCATACAGTGGTACAACAGTCTCACCACTATCTGCATAGTCTTGGGCATCTGATGCAGTATTAAACACATACCCTAACGGTTCAATATAAACATACCCACTCGATGGTCCACCACCTGCTGATGCACTATACGTGTTATTATCTGCTACTAACCACGTATCATTCTTACTATTCTCATACCAATGATGTAATGCTTTTGTCTTATTACCCTTTGCTGATCGTGCTAAAAAGAATACAGGATCCCCTCGACGCGGTTCTCTATTATATGATCGCGCAACCTTATCACCACCTTCACCCTGTCCAACAACCTCACCAGTAAAGTCCGTAGGCCAACGTAAGGCACTCCTTGGTGTATACTTATGATCACCACTACTACCACTACGAAACCACCTGAATACAGGTTGACGATTATAATCACATTCGTCTAGTGTTGTACCGTCATCACCAAAACATTGTTCATCATTATCTCCAATATAATATACCCGATCATCACCAAATACTGATGTACCTGGTCCGTCATCATTAAATGTAATACGATATCCAGTACCATACCACTATGATGAGCATGAGACTCATAGTTACTACTACTTGGTCTCTGCCATTCTTGCTTATATTCTCCACCCGAGTCTACATTAGGAAATGATCGACTCGTCTCCTGGATATAAATCGCCATTACGATTGATCAATTCTATCTTCCATCATATTTAGGCGCATATACATATCATCAAACAATTCACGCATATTCAAATAGTCCTCATAACCATCTGGTTTATACTTGATCATATCTGCACCAGGTGTTGGCATNNNNCCNATTGCTTTCTCAACTACTGTTAAGCGAGCACTTAGNTTNTCCATCCCCTTTGCAATCATTTCCATATGTTCCTTATATACATTAAGGAACTCTTCGGTCTCATTCATAATGACTCATTTGATTTACTGGTTTTGCTCTTCGGATTTTTTTACAACCAAACTCCCATCAATCTCCTCACTCCACTCTACCATCATCCCTGGATACCACCCCAGATCCTCCATCACCTCATCAGGGAATGTAATATAACACTCGTCATTCTCATCGACTTCCACAGGTACTACAAATCTTTTGCTCATAACTCTTTTCTCTTTTAGTTTTATATAGGTTTGTACAAAACTGTGAACACCTCCCTAGACCCCTCCATATGGTCCCCTGGGATGCCTCACATGCTCATACAGTATACTTACAGTCTCTCGCAAACATATCCAAATATACTCTATCTCGACCCTCAGAGGAATCTTTTTATACTCAGAAATTTTTTTATATACAGGGGAAGCACTCTTTATCATAATATATCGACCCCTCTGGGATACTGTTGTAGGTTAGAGAGAAGGTACTTATTAATATACCGCTACCACGATATAACATAACGGGGCAACGGTTACTGTCATATAAGGGGACAGATTAACTGTCCCTCAGTTATACTGCCACATCATAACATAGTCCTTCGAGTATCAGATAGTCACACCACTGTGTATACTGATGGAGTTGTTCATTGAGTCCAGTATCTATCAAGAACTGTGCTAACTCTATCTGTTCATCAGGGGGGAGAGATCCACAATCATATAGATCCATCAGTGTTTCATACTTAATGGGTAAGTTCATTGTGTAGAATAGTTGATGCAATCAGTGAGTGCTTGTTGATAGTTAGGGAAAGGACCATTCTTAGGACATTTGTTGTAATCATACCGCCAAAAGTGTCCCTTACGATCCTCCCAGATCTTAACAGTGATTGGAGGTTCTGTATCTAGTTTGATACTCTTATGCACTAGTAGTCTCCCTCTGATTGTTCTTCAATAGACTCCACACATAAGTCATCAATGTCTATGATAGTAGTGAGAGAATCATCATCTAGAATCTCATCAATCCAATCAGTAATAGCGAATTCATTCATAATCAGAGGGGTCAAATTGTTGTTGCTTTGATTGATGCTTACCTGTGGAAAACTCTGTGGAGTCAGTATCATTGTAGAGAGATGGTTTACCAGTGGAATACTGTCTCTTTTCTCGGATAGACTTAGGGCGTCTGCTGTTATGCAGGTCGTTTCGTTTGTAAGTGCGTCCCATTGATGTAGGTGATGTGAGTGTTATCGAGTAACATTGCTATTATGTAGCATCTTGGAGGATTTGTCAAATGACTGTGTGCAACTCAGAAAATCGTCCCTGTGTTGTTGACAGTCTCTCGTTCTATGTGTTACGCTCCAAGGTGACTACTAATAGGAGATAAACAGAGTATTTAGAGAGATACTTAAAGAGGTATTCTGAACACAAGTATGTTTATTTAAGTATTTAATTAATTCACAGTAATGTGGAAAACTTTCCGCAATCTGTGGAAAACGTTATACTAGATTGTGGAAAACTTATGTAGGAATGACATTGAATGTAAGAGTGATTCTATTATCTGTTGGGTTAGATTCGTATCCATGTGTAAGGTTAGATGGATAGATGAGTGCATCTCCTTGTTGTACGGGGATAGTTGCTTCTTGTAGATTAAAGGCAGTCATTTGTTCATAGGGTAACATCATGACTGGGAACATAGATGATAAGGTGTTACGTTTGAATTTAAGATATGAGTGTGAGTCAGGTATGTAATTGATGAACATTGTTCCACTGTATAAACAGTTGCTGTGTTCATGTGGTGCATATATTGCTTGTGGATGTGCGATCTCTAAGTAACAATCAGATATGGCAAAGTTAGATGCATAACAGAGTGAGGATTCGTTTGCCTTACGTGTTGCTGTGAGGAGTTCAGATTTAAGATCGGGTAGATCATCTAGGATCTTATTTGTTGGTCCTATCTGTTGAACGTTATGACAGATTGCTTGTCGGTCATGATCAATGAAATCTTCATTCTTCATCCAGGAGATGATCTTAGGAACGAAATCTTGCATGGAGTATTTGGTTACAGGTGCCATGAATAACCCATAAGTTTCAAAGGTTACTTGATCATCGAGGGAATCAGATAGGTTGATTTCTTTTGTCATTATGTTTTAATAGTGAATGAAGTAGGTGTAACTATGTAGGGGAGGGATTGGAGGGGTTAGAGCGTGTTCTAGGGGTCTTAGATGTGGTGTTTACCGTATCACCTGATTTGTTGTTAAATCATATCGAATAGGAGATTTAGTGATTTGATTGAGGTTCACTTGTTGTATTGTAGCACGTTTAATGTTAATACCATTAGAACGATTACCTAGGAGACGATATGCAGTTTGGAAGTCAATCTGTGGGGGGAATTGTACATAAGTCTCGATGATGTTTTTCTTACGTGTTGAACGTGAAATCTTGATGATCATTTAGAGAGATTTGTAATGATGGAAAGATTAGATTTAGACTGATAAGTCTTATCGAATTTCTGACTCCATACCCTGTTGATTTTGCGGGTGGTTACTGTTGATTTATCGAATAAAGGTTGATTGCGAAGAGTACCGTTGTAAGTAGAATTGAGTGCTGATGTTGTTTTCATGATATCAATTGGTGACTGGGGTGATACGATAGCAGTGCTGTGTTGACCAGAGTTTGTTATGCATTGCCATGATATCTAATGCTCTCATTTGAGTCATAGGGAGGAAAACGGTGTTCTCCCAGTTACCAATTTTACCGTACTTGATTTGAAGTTGATACATGAAGAAAGAAGAATGAATGAGGTGTTAACTATCAGGCGAAGGTGTAACCATTAACGAAATCAACGGTTTGATCGTTATCTTTCACAAACCACTGATAGTTTTTCTGAAATACTCCATCAGTTGCTGCATTGCAGAACTCGTTGATCAGTGCATTTAAGCGTGATTTTGTGGTGGTAGTCTGCCAACCGCCATCGAAAATGGTCATGGTGTCGTCTGTGATCTCAGCAATCTTATTGCCATGCAGGCGAACGACAGAGGTGCTAGTCGTCTCATCAAAATAAACTGCCGTATTGCTGCTAGTCCAGTTGGAGGAGGACTGAACAGCGGCGCACATTTGGGATTCGATCTTACGCATGGTTGGTTTTGGTGTAGTGTGGTTGCGGGGGGCGGTCTGCTGTGCCCCTCTCGCTTGAATCAATTATAGTCTATTTGGGGCGCCCTGCATAGGGGTTTCCGCAAAACTGGGTCGGTTCGCGGATTGTCACAAGTCAAATTCTTTATACTTAGCGATGTATTGTGTTGTATCGTCGTTTACATACTCTTCGATCAATTGCTTGCACTCACATACAGTATCAGCACCAAAGATACGATC